GATCTGCGGCACGTTCATCGTTTCGAAGTTGGTGAGCATCGATCGCACTATCAACAATTGCAAGTTCTTCAAACTCAATATCATCAGCATCGCCACCATTTGCTGCAATAAGTTGTTGTACACCGCGACGATCCGAATCATCACCTTGGCGATTTGCTTGTACGAGGAAACTCTTACGAATTGTATCTTCGCCTGTTCCCTTAACCCAACCATAAAATGTTTTTGCAGTATTTTGTCCAGTTGCTTTATAGACGGTAAATTCACCTTCTGGTACATTTCCTTCGTCAGGTACAAATTGGTTCAAATCCTCACGAAGTTTGGAATAATGATCAAGTTCTTTAATAAGTTTCATGTAAAATCTCCTCGAGTTTCAGTATTTAGATAATTTGAGCCTTTGCAAGATGCAATTGAAGAACTATGGTTAATGAATAAGCAATCGCGTGCGATTTTTTGAAGTAATAGCCTTCGTCTGGCTTCTTGTAGAGTTCTTTACGAACAATATCGGGTGCCTTTTTGTATGCTTGTAGAAGATGGCGTTTTCCAGGTCTAATAAGTGCGATTGCATCAGCAAGTTGCTGTACAGATTGTGGTTTTAATTCTACTAGTAGATTATAGTGTTTGTGAATCTGAAACAGTTTTTCAACTACATTTGGATTTTGTAGTAGAGTCCAATCAGGTTCCTTCTTTAAAAGGGTTCTAATTTGTTGTTTGTTGTCGAAGTAATCTAGTATCGATAAATGAAGGAAGTCAATTTTGAAATATCCAACTTCTTCCGCTTGTTCATAAGGAATAGCAGCAAGACCTGTAATTGGATCAACAGGAATTGGTTGAAAATAAACACCAACCGAATGTTTAACTAACTCACCATTCTTTACCATTGAAGCTCGTGTAGCTTCCTTAAAGTATTTGAGTGGATCAAAGTCGAGCTTAAAGTCTATATCGACGTCCATACTGGTATTATACAGTATATCGACGAATAAGAGAACCTTACGTAGTTGCGCCTCTAATTGTGCCGTTTATTCCATTGGAAATGTTAGCTACACCATCTATAGAATGACCTGGACCCTGTGATCCTGCTACACCCGTTGAACCTTCACCTTCACCAGGACTTGTACCACCATAACCACCACCTCCTAATACTGGTGCATACGTAAATGTTCCACCTGAAGTAGAACCAACACCAGCTACCCAACTACCACCAGTACCACCATTATTTGAACCACCAGCATCGTCTCGAGCATAACTACCACCCGATTCGATTGTTGCGTAAATTTGTGCAGATGCTGAAGCAATCACACCACTAGCAGATACATCGTATCCAGCAACTGGACCTAATGGATCTGAAGTTAATCCACCAACTGGAACTAAGTATGGAGCGGAACCACGTTTTGGCATTCTAGCAATTATAGGTGTACCAATTGTATTTGCTGAACTTACTTGATAACCACAACCAGCTCCAGCAAAGTTATCATTTCCAGCATCTCCAGAACCACCACCACCTTGAATTACACCACTATTATGAAGAGTAATTGCATGTTGAAGTAGCATTGCAGAACCACCAGTAGATGGACCCGATGCTGATCCACCACCTGCACCTGTAATAAATGCACCAAGGTTTACATAAACAGTAATTGTTGAACCAGTTGGATATGTTGTATCCGTTTGAAACGCATAGTGTGAAATATCTGTTGCTCCAAGGACACCACCAACAGTAATTGTTGCATTAACCGGAGATGAGCCATTCCAACCTGCAATGTAAAGTTTTGTTGTTAAATCAAAATTGGTATCATAACTTCCAGAAGCCAGGTTATAATTATATGTAAACGCTGCCGTTTTTCCGTAAAGATCAGACATGGAAATTGCACTTCCAGGAGTTGTAAATCCTGAACCTGCTAATGCTCTGACAGCTGCATCGTTAAGCGAGATTGGTAATGTTCCACTTGCACTACCATATGTACTGTATAATTCAACTTCAGCACTTTGATTTAAATTAACTGTAGTTCCTGGAACTCCACCAAACACTACTGTTGTACTACCAGTTGGAAATGGGTTTGTAGTAATTCCTGCCCAAGTCCAGGTATTACTTGTAAATGTTGCATCGGTTCGTACAAAAATTGTTCCACCTATGTTTAAGTAATTCCAACCAGTATTACTTGCACCAGTAATTGTTAGAATTACATTTTCTGTGTTTGAGTTCCAAATAAGTTCTGTAATTGCTGATCCGCCACCAATTGTTGTTGTAGCTGGAGAAATTGTTTGACCGAAAAATATAGCAGGATCAAATCCTACAATAGCACCACCACCTCTACCAACAGCACGAGTTTCAACTGTAAATGAATATGATAATGTACCATAGCCAGTACCAGGAGTTGTAGCATTTCCACCAAGACTAATACGATCAAAAGCAGGAACCATTGTCATGATTATTTGCCCTTTAGTATATCAATCTCTGCTTTCAAATCCTTAATTGCTTCAATTAATAGTGCAACAATCTTATCGTACTTGACAGCCTTAGTACCATCGATTCTAGTTGCAACAACTTCTGGAAGAACAAGTTCAACTTCTTGAGCGATAACACCAACATCATGTGTACGTACAAAATATCCATCGTCTCCACCTTGAGAGAGGATGTATTCATTTGTCCAATCAAACTCAACACCGTTTATTTGTGATACTTTTTCAAGGGCATTTGAAATATTAACAATGTTTGTCTTTAATGATCTATCTGACGAATTGTAAGCGGTAATGTTTCCGTTGGCAGTAATTGCACCAGTTGCTGATAATGAAGCCGTTCCAATGTTTCCTGTGTTTGCAATTGTTGTAGAATTTAGAGTTGTAATATCACCAGTAGTTGCGTGCATTGTTCCAAATGTTTGTACACCACTCCAAGTGTTTGTATTTGCAAGGAAACCAACAACAGATGAATTTACTGTTAGTGTAATTGTGCCTGTTGATACAATTGGACCACCAGTGGATGTTAATGCAGAGTTTGCACTTGCCACGTTAACACTTGTAACGGTTCCAGCATTTGATCCAACAGCAACACCATTAACGTAAAGGTTTTGAGCATTTAGTGTTCCTGCTCCTTTAAATCCACCACTTGGATTACCAACAGTAACTCCACTTGATCCAAGTGTCATACCATTAGAACCTACACTAACGTCTCCATTAACATAAAATGTGTGTACACCACCACTACCAGTTGATACGTAAGTCATATTACCTACATAGTCATTACGAATACGTCCACCAAGTGCCCCAGCAACAGTAAAGTCTAACATTGTTTGAGCTTGTGTGCTAGCATTTGCTAAAACCAACGTTGAATATGTTGATACGTCTCCTGCATAAGATAAATTGCTTGTCTTAAATTCAGCAGCTGGAGCATTACCTGCTGCATTTACAGTCAATGCTATACCGCTTGATGGTGTTGGGAGAATAATATTCTGTGGGAGGCTAACAACAACATCACCTGTTGTTGGAGAGACTACAATTTCGTTTGCTGTGCCAGATACAGCCAAAACATTTCCAGTTGCATTAATCGTAACATCACCTGTACCACCTGTACCAGTAGACGAAATTGTTACGTTTGTTCCTGCAATAATTTCATTTACAACACCACCTGGAAATGGACCAATAGCATCGCTAAATGGACTCCATGTAGTACCATTCCAATACTTGTATTCGCCTGCAGCTGTTGTTGTATCAAACCAAATCTGACCAAATAGTGGTGTGTTGTTTCCAATGTTTGGGTTCACATCAGGAGAAGTTGTATACGCAAAGTTCTCCAACATTCGAACCATGTTTTCCCAAATCTTTGCTCCCCAATTCAACGAATCTTGTCCAACCATTTCAATAACGGACGGAGGAGTTCCACTTAATGTATATTGCAATTGGTATTGTGCTTGAACAAAGGGACTTGATTGTGCAATTGGACCAGCAACAGGAATTGCTGTGTATGTTGAAACGGAATCATATACTGCATTGTGTCCTGCTAGAACTGTATAAGTTCCAACATCTGCTGCACTTGAATTTGTAGGATTTGTTATGTTAAACGAGAATCCAGAAACAAAACGATCAGGCGCTTGTGTTTGATCTCCAGCTACTGTAAAAACTTGAAGTTGGCAAGTACCAGGAGTTGCAGCGGCGGCTAAACCACTTGCGGTAATAATCGTTTGATTAGGACCAACACTATAAGTCGAAGTTGCAACAGTAAATGTTGTATTGTTTGCTGACGCAGACGAACCAGTAATCGTAAATTTAAAACCAACACCAAACAATGTCGCAACATTACCAGCAAGGATAATTTGTCCAGCTGTACTAGTTTCAATAGGAATATCATAACGACAACCAACTTGGAAAGGTGTAGAAAGAGAACCCGTTGCACCTGGTGATGGACCAACTGATTCATTTGGATAGATAAGAGTTAGTGTGTTTCCGTTAGATTTTGTAATTGTATATGGCGTTGTCATTTTAATATCCAGTTGCTAACCAGTTGAATGCATCCCCAGCACTATCACTACTACCAGTTGTGAATCCACTTGCAGTTTGACCATCAATATAAACAATTCTTGGATTTGCGCCAGTTGCCGCTTGAGCTTGAACTATTACAGAAAATACTGCATGAGGAAATGGTATTGGAAATGCTGTTGTACCACCTGATGATCCTTGTCCCCACTGAAGTATTAAACCAGTTGGGAATTTCTGATATCCGTTTGTTCCTATGCTTCCTGTGAATCCAGAATTTAATGTTGAAATAGATGAATCAACATATCCTTTACTTGCAGCCTGTGTGCTTACTGTTGGTGTAAGAGGAATTGTTATTGGGTTTGAAAATGTTATAGGTCCTTGAACAGATTGTGCGGTTGTAAGTGTTTTGTTCAACCAACGTGTATCTCCATATGTGCTGTTTACAGCATCAGATACTGTTGCAGGTGAGCCAATATTTGAAACTGTTCCACCACCTGCATTAATAGATGGATTTGCTCCCGATACGGTAAGTCCAGCACCGCCGGATAAAATTAAACCACCTGTTGCTTGTATGCCAGCGTTAACAGTTAATGAACTTACGTTTGAAATTGCATGAGAGTTCATATTGATCGTGCCACTCATAGTACCACCAGAGAGTGGTAGGTATCCATTTACGGCTGTGATTGCAGTATCTACATATCCTTTAGTTGCGGCATCGGTTGAAACTGTTGGCGTACCAAGATTGGTAATCTTGTTGCCACTCATTGTAATAGTAGACAACATCGTTAATGCGCCAGATAATGTACCACCTGTTAGTGGTAAATAATTTGCTGCTACTGAAACAAATCCAGGAACAGAAGAATCGTAAATCATTAACTGGTGTGGTGATGTTAGTTCATCAAACCACAATGTACCATTTAGTGGGTATGCTGGCTGTGAACCAGTAGATACAGCTTGCGTACCTACAGTTGTCCATGATGCATTTGGATATGCAGCATTATTAATATAAAGAGTTTGTGTTGTCGTGTTATACCAAAATTGACCAACAACTGGGACATTAATACCATTTCCTGTACCAAGTTCATCTGATGCTTGACCAGCTGGTGTTTTTGCGGCAACAGTTGCACCAAGCAGAGCATATCTGGCAGAGTTTGGATAATTAGAAAGTGGTGGGCAAGCGAAGTTTTCAACGAGGTGGTATTCGTTTTCGTTTACACCTTCACCCCAATTTGCGAATCCAAGACCATACATGCGGAGGTCGCTATTTTGTTGAACACCTCCAGGTCCGTCTAAAGTATTAGGAACGATAGCCGAAATTGGGGAACCCGCAGTATTATAGATAATGAACGTTGTTGATGTTGCCATTGACCCTTCTCACAATTGTGTGAGAAGTATTTATAGATCAAGGGCTTTTACGAATGCCTCTATCTGTTGGACGTCTTGGGGATTTTCCTTCAATTTTCGTGCCCAAATCTTCGGGATAATGATAGTTTCGAGAACCATTCTCTGATCTATTGACATTCGATCTTTGTACAATCTATTAAATTTTGGCGATCGAAGTAACAACCAAGGAGAGACTTTACGCTGGATCAGCAACTTAATCAAATCGTTTGGTTCTATCATATCAAATACCTGATCAACAGGACAACCGATATCATCTGCAACGTTAAACAGCGTATCAATTGTGATTTTTGCGTTAGTTAACGCTGGTACATTCTTGTCCATTTCCTCAATAAAGGCAGCGTAGACTTGATTGTTTGTAAACATGACTGGCTGCATATCCAGCTTAATCATAAAGCGCAAATATAGTTCAGGGTCAGGAATTCGTGCATCCTTTACAAACTTTGCAAATCGCATAAATGCGCCATAATATTTCGAATGTAAGAATGCCTTAGCAGGCTGAACAAACTTGTGTCCTGCCTTCATCCAAAATTGAAAATACTGCCAAGCAGCCTGTCCCATTGGTGTTGCAAATTCTTCTTTGCGAAGCATTTGTTTGCACTTATGCTTAAGAAGTCGATCTTCGTAAACAAATGATCGACCGCAATGATTGCAACTAAAATTTGCTTCCTTCATCATTATTCATTCACCAATATTCCACGACCCTTGATCTCTTTTGCAATCTCTTTAACCTCATCGGGTTGCTTTCCGAGGTATTCAGCGAGTTCCAGTATATCTTCATTGGTTAAAATCTTCAATGCATCTAACGCGTGATCCGTATTATACCCATAATGTTGTTTGACCATAGCTAAAGTCTTTGGTGTGTTGGATGACTTCTTTCCCTTTGCCTTATTCCAACTATATCGTCGAGATTTACCAGGTCCAGAGATCATTAATAATCTCAAGAGTAATTGTTTGTGCTTCGTTAATGGAAATACCATTGGATTGACAAGTTCATTTAGGAAGAACACTTGTCTTGCTTCAGATGTACCACTCATCCATCTCATAAGAACAAGAGGATGCAAACCTTTCAGATCTTCTTCTGAAAGTTCATCAAAATATTTTTGATCCTTAAAGTTTAACTTCTCGAGGACCTTAAAAATATCAAGCGCGTACTTCTTTTCCATATTAGAATGTTTTCATTGCTACGTTGCTATCCGCACTATCCATTCCATCTGTTCCAACAGCAACTACAACAAAGTACCACGTACCTTTGGTCAAGTTTGTTATTTCAGCTGTATCTGTCGTTGCACCTGCAATGTTTATTGTGGACGTTAGGTTTGACATATCTTGTCCATAGTATACGATAAAACCAGAAAGAGATGCAATAGATCCATCTGTATTATTTGTGGGTACAGTCCACGATAGGTTAGCGGTGTTAACAACAGGTGGCGGTTGGTTAACGGTTAACGATACACTATTACTTACTGGGGTAGTTCCTTTTGCACCTACACAAGTTAGCGAATATGTGGTATTTGTTGTAGGTGAAACAATAAGTGAACCAGTTAGTAGTTCACTACCAGTCCAACCACCTGAAGCAGTACATGCTGTAGCATTTGTTGATAACCAAGTTAGTGTTGAAGAATTACCCGATACAATAACTGTAGGATTTACAGTAAATTTTAATGTAGGTGCTGGCGGTGGATTAACAGTAATGCTTACACTTTGAGTAGCTGGAGTAGTTCCTGTTGCACCTGCACAAGTTAGAGAATAAGTTGTAGTACTTGCTGGTGTAATAGTAAGAGAACCACTTGTTGCTTGTTTGCCTGTCCATCCACCCGAAGCAGTACATGTAGTGGCGTTGGTTGATGACCAAGTAAGCGTTGAAGAACTACCCAAAACTACAGTAGTAGGATTAGCGGCAATCTTTAACGTAGGAGCCGCTGGAGGAACAACTACTGGAGGTGGAGTCACAACAGGAGGTTTTGTTACTGGTGGAGTTACCACTGGAGGTGTTACAACAGGTGGCTTCGTAACAGGAGGAGTGACTACTGGAGGTGGAGTAACTACTACTGGAGGTGGAGTCACAACAGGAGGTTTTGTTGTAACGCTTACGCTTGAACTACCACAACCTGCAAGAAGCAAACACAATAATGCAATTTTAAGGTTCATAATAGTAATCCTTTGGGGTTTACTATTATTTAGAGTCTACTGCCTCCTATCTATTACATTTCTTCGATATTTGGCAATGAAAGTAGCTTTTCACAAAATTTGCATTTGGAATGATCTTTTTCAACTAACAAATACTCATACGGATGCACACAATCAGCAACCATTTGCTTGCGAAGACTTTGAATTTCGTCGAAGATTGGAATCTTCTTTTCGTTGAGTGCAATAATCTGATCTTCAATAGGGCGAAGTTCAGCAAGTAATTTTACCATGTTATCCATCTTGCGATTCCACGATGTCTTCTCGCTGCGATTTGCATTATTTGAAATTTCTTCCTTTACACGACGCTCTGTTGTTTCGTCAAGTGTTTCAATTTCATTTTTCTTCCGACGTGCCATTATTTTATTACTCCCATTGCTCGTTCGTATGCTTGTTCTGATTGTTTCTCTTGATCAACCGTACTTTACATCAAGAGATTGTATAATCCCTTTTTCAAGGTAAGGCTTCAAATACTCCATTAATCTATTATCTGAATCAATAACCATTAATCTATTTCTATTATCTGAATCATTGAATAAGTTCATTTTATTCCTTTCATTGCACGATCGTAATCGCTATATTTTGGTTTCATATCTGGTTGAGTTTTTGGTGTACCTGCTTGTACGTTAGTTGGTGGAAGAGTTATCGGTTTAATATTAAGTTGTCCTTGAATAGGAGCATGGTGAACTGTTTGTTGACCAGTTGCGCCTTGTGATCCAACAGGACTTGGTGGAGTAATATCTATCCACTTTGCACCATTGTATTGATACGTGTACATTGTGTTTGAATTAAACCATTGTGCTCCAATTATTGGATTAAGTGGAGGAAACTTAAATCCCATTGGGACAATCGGAATCCAATATTGAGCTTGCAAATCATATAAGTGTGGGATACGATTTAGATCACCATGTTTAATCCATAACGGACGTGGTGGTAGGTGTGGAAGTGCAAGTACAGGAGGTGGAGCAGGAGATACAAACGTGCCAGATGGAAGCAACATCCATTGGGATCCCAATACAAAACTTTTCAGTTCATATAGATCTCTATTTGCATAGCAATACCAGTAGTCTCCTACATTATGATTAACTGGTTTTGGCTCCAACATACCTGCGATCAACATATTATCTTTTTCCTACAATGCCCATTGCTCTATCATAAGCATCGTTTGCATTTTCCTTTTCATCATTTAGATTTGGATAATTTGAAAACTTTGTTTTACAAACTGTACAAAATGGAATAAACGTATTTGGATCAACCACAATACTACCATCGATCATTTTATGTTTACATACATTATGTTGAACCATTTTATTTCCTTGCAAGGACACCCATTGCGTATTCGTACCGAGCGTAATGATCTTCTTTTGTTATCCCTGAAGCCTTCAATACAAGTTCAGATCCAGAGTTAATAATTGCACGCACATTGACAAATGGTGTATCGACAAGGTGAAGTGGTTTAATGTAAACATCACAAACTAACATGTTGTTTTCAACGATACTTGATGGATTATTGTTTTTATCACAAACGATAGCATAATCGTACAAACTACCACGATCTTTAATATTCAAACAAAAACTATGTAATGCACTAACGATCATACTTCTTGTTAATGCATCGTTTGGCTCATACACAAATTGTTCAAGAACACCACCAATGCAAGCACGAATATATTCAGTTAGTCTATTTGTATTAATCCTATCATAAGCACATGTCATATTTGATCCAAGCGAATAAACATAGCTGCTGCATTGATCTCTGGATCAGCAACAATACCGTGTTTGTAAAGGTGGTCAGCGATGATAACAATACCAGCTTCCCATTTATCCCTCGTACTAAACGAAGGTGATTTGTGTAGGTTCTCATATAGGAACCTAAAAACATCCTCCCACTCTTCTCGTGCAACTTCAGCACAAGCAAGCAATCTGGCTTCAACCCACGAACCAGTTTCAATTAACTCTAACAGCTTAAATTTGTAATCTCCATTCTCGCCAGCCTGTTGCAATGGTTGCAATCTCTTCTCGTGAGTATTTTGTTGAACGAGATTGATAATCTTTCGAATATCTGGATAGCCAACTGAAACATATTTATCAAGTAAATCAGCAGTGAATTTAACATGCTCTTGAACAAGAACAGTTGCTGCATATTCAAGTACTGCATCTCGATCTGGTTTTGCAAATCTAAAATGTTGCATTCTTGACTTAAGAGGTGGAGTAATTTTGTTCTCGTAGTTGCAAGTAAGAATAAAACGAGCAACATCAACATAATCTTGAGTCATTGCACGGAGTGCATCTTGCGCGTGAGGTGTAAGACGGTCAGCCTCTTCTAAACGAACAACCTTAAATGGTCCCATTGCATATGTTGAGATAAACGACTTAATCTTCGTTCGCATCGTTTCAACATCATTCTCATCGGATGCATTGATCGTCAATACGTCCATTGGATCAACACCAAGTTCATTGATAAGGACAAGACTTAACGTTGTTTTGCCACTTCCTTGAATACCTGATAGGAGTAGGTGAGGAACTGACTTCTCGTTAAGCATTTTCTGAACGGCATTCTGCAACCCCGTATCGTGGAAAACGTAATCTTTAAGTGTTTTGGGGCGGTAAAACTCGGACCAAAGTTTGGATGCACTCATTATAGTTATTCTCCTCGTGAATATACTATTATACAGTTCAGCTTATGTAAGTCAACCTTTCCCTATTGTCTTCATGTGAAGTTTAATAGTCTCTTCGAGGGTCTTTGCTACATTCTTCTCATGTTCAGTTAAATTAGGGCTGCTAAAGAGTTCATGTGCTCTTGCAAATAAGCTATCGGGTAATGTTGGAATAACAATTGGTTCAGGTGCTGGTGCTGGTGCTGGAGGTGGAATTTCAGGCATTGGTGGATAGTATGTTGGTTCTGGAAGAGGGACTTCTTTGGGTTTCTTATCCTCTTTCCATTTAAGAATAGCAGCATTTGTTCCAACAGTAAGCATAACAGCCAATGGATCAAATGCAAAGACTATCATCATAATTAACCATTTAATTGCTTGGTTAACATCTGCACCAAATACTTGTGCTATAAAAATAATTGGTCCAATATGAGCTGTCTCTTCAAGAACTTGACTTTTAAGAGTTGCAATCTTCGTTGTATCAGAACGGATTTGTTCAGTATATTCAGCAATATCAGTACGAATTTGTTCAAGCTCTTGCTTGTTTGCATCCATTAGTGTGCTACGACCATGTACAAAATTATCAGGAAGATTTGCAATCTGCTTGTTAATTTGATCTTCGCGAGACAATCGTTCAGTTTTTAACTTCTCTGCTTCGGTCTTGTCGTTTACAAGCAACTCAATTTGTTGTTGCTGTTCTTGATAAGGAAGGACATTACTTTGGAATGCTGAAGAAAGATAACCAAAGATTCCCATCGACGTAATTGCCATTAACACCATTACAGCAGCAACGAGATATCCTCTCATGATTTTAGACATCGTATTCCAATGTCGGTAAAGGTATGAAGCTGTTGTTAGTTTACCAGCTTCAAGAGAGCTACCCATTAGAATAATTGACCAGTATGCACCAGAAAATACTCGTGCAAGACCAATTACACTAAAAAACGCTGCCGATCCTGCAATTGACAGGGTCGTTAAAAACATTACGATTATAAAGCCCATTGTTAGTCTTCTGTTGGATCCACTGCAAGAACAAACTCGTCAGTAGTCTTCCAATACTTCTTCTTCTCAAATTCGCAACCAGTTGTCCACTTCAAATTTTCGACAAGAATACGACGACCGATGTTAATATCGTTGGTGTCGATATCAGGACCAATAGCATCTACAATACCCCAACGAGAATCTGCTGCGCTCTTGTTTGTATCTTTATACACAAATCCCCAAGATGTTTTTTCCTTGAAGCCAGTTTGTTTGAGTTTGCCATCAACGAATGTTGTCTCTTCATCTTCAAAGTGAAAGAGAACATCGTTATGAAATACACGGAGAGGACACTTTTTTGTAGCCATTTTATTATACCTTATATTGTTATATGTTATTTTGATTTTGGAATTACAGAATCCATTGCGTCGTGATATGCATTATCACGAATAATTGTTGAAACGGTTTCGAGATTTTCTTCTGCTATTTTTAATGTGTCATCAATAATATCTTCGATATCGTTTACAGGAAAACCCACTTCCTTCGAAAGCTCACGAAAAATCTCTTTTGATCGCTTGATTGATTCAATCGATTCGGCATTCATTCGCTTAATATCTTTCAACATTTCTTCGTTTGTCATCTATTATCCCTTGACTGGTGGTCTGTGTTTTTGCTTGCTTTGTTCTTTGACTTCTACTTTTGGTGGATCAATCAAAGGTGCTGCTTCTGATGTTTCAATTGAAACAAGTGCTTCACTATCAACTGTTCCATCAAGAGGAGTGTTTGCGGTCTTTACTTTTCGCATACGACGACGACTTAGTTTCTTATCGATAAAATCTTCACGAGCCTTTACGTCGATTGAAACTGGCTGTGCAGCAAGTTTCTGTCTGATCTTCAATAGATCAAAATCTACAAGTTGACCTTTTGCGCTTCTTGTTCTTGGCATATAGTTATTTCTCCGTTAATGCAAGAAGTCTTCGATGTCAAGTTCGTACTTCACGCTATCTACATCGTGTACACCTATCAAGAAGAGTACATATGAAGAAACACTACTACCACGTCCAACACCCCAGACAACTTGGTTGCTATCCAGTGTATTTATGACATAAATAAGCACTCGCAAAACATCAAGTAAATCGTGCTGTTGATAGAGTTTTAGCTCTTTAGCCACCCTAACCGCTCTCTTCTTAAGTTCTACTTGGTCAGAAATATTCTGTTGAGACAATTTTTCTACCACATATTCAACAACATTAATCTTCTTATATTCGTCAGGAATATTCCACTTAAAATCAAACGGTCTATTCTCTGTCTTTACTTGAATCTTCTTTTCAGCTGGAACAAGTTTATTAAACTGTTCAATATCCTTGTTCATCTCATCAACAAACACAGGACTATAATCAGAACCAAACACTGTGTGGATGTTGTCAGAGGGATAGGAGGTATCACCGTCGAACCACAGCGTTCGGTTTTTGAGTTTCGTATTACTCAAGACTTGAGGTAAATTGTCCACTACTTGAATCTACGTTAGGAGTTTTAACTCGTGCACCTTCAACACCAGAAGTATTCATAAACGTTGGTAGAGGTGCAGGAGGAGCCATTAACACTGCTGGTGCTGCAAATGCAGATGGACCTGATGCACGTACAGGCATCGGTGCTACTGGATGAAAGTCTTCGTCCGATGGACCAGTTCCACCCGACTTAAAAGAATTTTTTGGTTCCGAAATATTCTCAATTCGTTCGCGAATTCTTCGCCATTGAGTAAGATCAGGCGACCAATCGTCTGATTGCATTTCCTCTACACCAGAAAGCCAAGCACGAAACTCACGAAGAGTTTGTGTCTTTACTTTAGGTTCCACTGCAGCTGTTGTTGAGGTTGTTGTCGTTTTCTTTTGCTTTGTCATAATTCATTTCCAATTGTACTGGATTTCCGTTGTACGTCGTGTTAATCAAATACGATGCAGGAACAGAAGTTCCAGTTTCTACTTTATCCAAGTAGTATTCAAGTTCTTCAAGAAGATCCATATGCATATCCATATCGTCATCGATAGTAGCGCACATTTCATCTTCAATCGACGACATCCATGGAATATAAGGACGATCGTCAGATTTTTTAATATTTGTGTAATCTACCCATACCTTTGGCTTTGGTGATAGGTTTTGTTTGTCTTCCTTTGGAACACTTACACGATCAAGATTTGCCTTAATTTCCTTCCAATCATTTAAGTCTGGCAATGCACCTTTCTTATCAAGAATAAGTTGATTTAGCCACGTTTTGAAACCTTCGAAAGAAAGTCCTTGGTGATTCAGCAAATTGATCTTCTTCATAAAGTATTATACCTTTTTAAGTATGCTATCATGTTTTCCAAAATAGCGATGTTATCGTTTACAGATCCTAACGCTCTATTACACGGACCGCAAAGTAAGCCTCTTACTTTTTCAGTGGTATGGCAATGGTCAACTTGAAACGTTTTGATAAAAGGTTTACAACATATTTCACACGCATTGTGATGTGCTATTAACTTTTCTTCAATTTGTTGTGGTGTAATTTTATACTTCCATCTCCAAACTGATTCTCTCGTACGTTGAGGGTTTTCCTTATACCGCTGTCGCTGTCTTTTGTTATATTCTTCTTTATTCTCTTGTCTGTGTCTATGTTTGTAGGCATCAACCTTATTGCGATTATTTACATAATATTTTCGAGAGCGTTCCTTGCCCCCTTTAGTTCGTTGTTCTTTGACCTTCTCTGGATTTTGTAGTCACCATGCTCGTTGATATGCAGCGCGTTGAGTTTTTCGCTCTTCTTCTGTCGCATACAACTTTTTCATATCAAATCGCCAACAACCTTATCTTTAAGATATTTGTTATAGGTGTCAGAACTTGAAATACAAATCCAACTTCCTGGGGCAATTGGATGGCATAACATTTGGTGCTTATTCAATGCAGGTGCTACATTTGGATAAGAAGGATAGTATTGTTTTACGGAAATTTCAGACGTTTTTGCCATTGGCATATTAGGACCATACACCATTGCTCTAAACGAACGTCCTGCTGCTTCTTCGAGTTGGATAACATCCAGTACCATTGATTCTTCATCAACTACCAATATATTCCAAGGAGCAGGCAATGGGAACTCAAATCCATCAATCGATACAAGTAATGTTGGTGCATCAATCTGTTCAAGAATACCAAGTGGTGTTAACTTAAAGTCAAGTAGGTTAAGATCAAGGACCCAGAAAAAATCTGTAATACAAGGGGAATAGATGCTATCAAGAATAACAGCTTGATCCTTCTCATCGAATATTAGCATGGGTATCCTATTTTAGTTATTATTTTAAGGCATCCGTACCATACTGGTAGATCGTCGAAAGATCAACCACCTTCTTTGTATAAGGGTACTTTGCTTCTTTGTAGAACTTCATACGTTCACGAATATGTCGTTTGCTATATTTAAGATTTGAGCAAATATCCGTGAAATGTGCTCGGTCCTTATCTTCTGCCTTACGAAGGGAACGACCAATCGATTGAATAACACGAACGAATGATTTACCAACGTCAATGCAAACCATATTAAAAATACGAGGTATATCGAGTCCTGTACTTGCAATCTGAATCGTTGCAATAATGATTAAGTTGTCGTTGGTTTTAAACGCATCGTACACCTTTTGACGTTCCTTCATCTTGTCCTTTCCTTGAAGGAAGATTGCCCCATCAATCATTGTGGACAGTTTCTTACCAAAGGAAATACCATCTACAAGAACAAGCGTATTACCAAGTTTTTCGTCTTTCTTCTTTGCTAAATAATCACATATCCACTCAAGTCGCTTCTCGTCCTGTTGTAGATATCGTTTTTCAGTTGACCAATCAGGTAAGTAAGATTCACAGAATTGGATATAGGTACGAGCCTTACCAAGAGAATCAAAGAAGTCTCCATCAGCAATATAACGATCGTATTGAGGTTTTAAGTTAACTTCAGTTTGGACAATATCGATATGAAGTTGTGCAAGATGACCTTCTGCGATAAGTTGGTGAGCAGGTATGTTGTATTTCACAGATCCTACAGCAACAATACAAGCCATCTTATCACTCTCTTCTTTGGGTAATGTTCCTGTAACGCCAAAACGATATGGAATATCCTTACCATATTGATTTAAGAGTTCTGTTAGGACATTTCCTTTCAACCCATGACATTCATCAACAATAATTGTCTGAAACTCTTGTACTATCATTGGATTATTTCTTAATGCTTTCCAAATTGCGACAACATGCATGTGTTTAAAGTCTTTATTTGTACCTGAATACTCACCAACATCAAGTCCAAATTTTGCATACTCATTACGAGTTTGGGTAGTTAGATTCTTATCAGGAACAATGATTAAAGATTTAAAATTTGCAGCCTTCTCATACGAAAGAGCAAGTGCTGCACACATTGAAGTCTTTCCTGCACCAGTACCAGCAATAGCAATACCATTACCAGCTTCGAACAAAGTATTAACAAGTTCAACTTGATAATCTCGCATTTTCCAAGGTTGGTTTGTTCGTGAATCATTAACATAACTGAAGAAGTCTTCGGTTAAATCTACTGGACGAACACGTTCGGTTTTTCGTAGATCCTCTATCTTTAGTTTGTATCCAAGTTTGATTACTCGAGGAATAATCTCATCAAGAAGGTTAACAAACGTCTTTCCAGTTTTATGGAAATAGCGAATCTTTCCATCCCACTGACCAAGTTTAAACTTCCAGTTGTAAAAATAACCGGCAGCAAAAACAGCGTACTCTTCTGAAAGATAGCCTAAATGATCAGGATGAAGACCGACAAATACACAATTCACTTCATCGAGTATTCGAATTGTGCAAGGTTTAGAGGAACTCATTTTCTAGTTGTGCGACTCGTATTTCTGTTATGTTTTTAAGAGCATAGCCTCGTAGCTTAAATGCTTCGACAACCGACTCGTATTGTTGATAGATGTCTTTTACTTCTTGGTAGATTTCAAAAATATCAAGGTACGCTTGTTCACCATCAATGTACTTGTCTTTTGCACGATCAGAAAGTTCACGATTGTGGTTTTCAGTAAATGAACGAAACAAACGTCCACGAACACGTTGGACTTGATTCTCCATAAAATCAACAAGAGTTTTTAACTCTTGGCGACGCTGATCGTAGTAATGATACAATGGAGCATTTTCTTTATTTGCATGTTCAAGTGTCTTGCCCTTAATAATAAGGTCTTGTTCAGAATTCTTTAGTTCGTTATCGTAGGTAGCAAGAATGTCAGGAAGATTTTTGTATCGTTCCTTTAGCTCCGTTGCCTTTTGATTACCCAAATCTGGTATTTTACTCATGCCTTTCCAATCTTGAAATTAACAGACTCGTAAGCCTTTCGTTGTTCTTCGGTTAGTTGAGACAAATCAAATTCTGGTTCTACATCCATTTGTTCAAATTTTTCTTCCTCGAGTTTTTTGAAGTACTCGACAATCTCTTCTTTGGTTTTACTTGTCAAAGAAGAAGGAAATCCTGCTCGAATTAAACGACGAAAATATGGTTGAGTTGTTTCAGTAATTTTAACCTTATCGCCTCGAGGTGTCGTTAGTTCACTTCCAACAGGATAGGAAACATATCCTATTAAAATTACAAATGGATCTTCCTCTTCACCAACCAAAGAGACATCATCCCATACAATTTTTCCACCTTCTTTATTGATTGTTTCGACGTCCATCATAATACTAATTGCGTCAATTGCAACTGATAGAGAGTCAAAGATTTTCTTTGTTGCACGGTTAACTGCCTTTTCGCGCACAACAAATAAATCAACTAATGTTTTAGGCTTCTTTACCACTTGTCCCATACAATATCCTGTACATCCATAAGAAGTTCTGCTGCAAAGTTAAGGTCAGGTGTTTTTGGAAGATCAGTTTTAAAGTACCAAACTTCACGAACCTGCTTATCCATATCCTCTGCATAAGCGACAAGGTCTTCGTATGTCCAAGCACCATTACGTATCTCGAGCAATTCTGCTGCATCTGGACGACGAACATTGATTACACCATCACGCAATGCTTCAACACCCATTCGCAATAGGCGTACAAGATGCATAGCATGCTTGGTATTTCCGTGCAATCCAATATGTCCATTACGACGAGTAACTAACGTATAGTTTTTTACCATAAAACAAACAATACGTTGATTAACTACAGGAATTTTTTTAACTGCTGCACTTCTTGTGTGACGTCTTGTTGTAGATGGACGCATGTTGATATGTACATGATACATTTGATTCTTTGTTTCAAACATACTTTTAATCTCAAATGGACCACACAAAGAAGTTTCAAATCCGCACAAAAATGCAAGCCGTTGAATATCATCTGCCAACAATTTGTTTATTGAATAATAAACATATGTGTGATTTTGATGATCCTTCTTTGTACCATCACCTTGAATAGCAGCGACCAACAATGCTGTCATTTCTCTTCTTGTTAAAAAGAAACACCATTTTGGTAATCGTTTCGTAGCACTACCATGTCCACAATCTTCAAAAATAATTTGAGATAATTCTTGGTTAAAATGCCAACGCTTTTCAGGATAATTAGCTAACTTACCAGGTTCTGTTACATATTCGTTACATTTAATTTTTCCACTATTGATTTGTTTTGATAATGTTTGCGTTAATTTTGATTGTGGTTTGGATTGTGAAATCATCATGGTTTTAACTTTCCCAGACTCGTAAAATTGAATTGTTCCGTCGCTCACATACCAACCAACTAGTCTCATATAGTCTAACATTGAAACGTGACTAAATAAAGTATGATTTATGCCTGGTGGGAGAAGTTGCCTGTTAATTTTAGGACGAATAATATTTAACGTATCAAACGTTTCTGACAATTCTGCTGCTCGTTGAAACTGCCACACATCTTCCTTTTTTAGTGTTCTTGAATACGGGCGAACGTACATATTATGATTAGCAGATACTAACGTATCAACATGGTATCCAGTTAAGTGATATAGATGACCTGTATATGTACTATCAATTTTTTCATAAGGCAGTTGATATTCGAGTTTTTGAGAAAATTGATTGAATGTAGCTATTGTATCAGTATCTAACACATTATCAAATTTCTTCCAACCAGTTGATGTTAAAAATTCTGTATCTTCCGTATAACAATCGTAACCAAACTCCTCTTCGAGTGCTGAACGAGTCTTATTGCGTTCTTTCCTCCACGTCCAGTACTGCTGCCACTTCTCAAGCGCAATCTTAAATTCATCTCGATTCCACTTAACAACCATTAAATATGTATTGTTGTGCTCTGCACGATCACCATCAAACTTATCGTTTAAATTTCCTTCGTTTGAAGACCATAGTGAGAAATTTGGAGCATGGACAATACCAAACATGTCGTTTCCAAATGGAATAAGACGATGATCTTTGTGATATTCTGATAAAGCTGGCTTTAAGTTCTTCTCTTCACCAAGCCATTGAACAACAGATAAGTAATCACATGGTTTTGGTTGTTGTTCAGGTTGTGGTTGATTAATCCACTTCTTGTGTCCACGAATACGCTTAAGTTGTGCAAGTGCATAACCACTCGTCGTGAATGCAATCTTCGATGATAGTAATGCTTGTCGATTTGCACGCAATGCTTCATACCCATGCGAAGACTTAACAATATCGTCTTCGTGAACCCAAAGAGTTTCGATTATGTTTGGGTTGCAATCCAAACATAGCTTCATGAAGTTTGCAAGTTCGTAAAGGACTGTATCTTCTTCGTCCGTATCTTTTGCTTCATCAACACGAAAGAATGGGGTTCGTACATTTATTGGATCTGCGCAGAAAATTCCACGGAAATCCTTGTCAGATGTTTCGATATTGGTGCCGTAAGCGTGTGAACCTGCTTTGTGCTTAACAAGGAGATTCGATACCATTAATTGTTTTGCAGTGCGAGCTTTCATGTTTATATTGTACCTAGGGGTTGACCTATTTGTCAACTAATACAGGTCTTTATTGTTGAATTGATGTGTCCAAATTTCTTCGAAGTTGTATGGGTAAAAATATCCCTTGTTTTCAATTCGTGCTTGTTCAAGCACTTCACGATCAACAACGTAGCAGAGCTTGTCATCAATGTCTACAAGAACGATAAATTTTGCAATACCTTTCGTATGCTTTTTATCGATAATTGCTCGTTGTCCTTTATAGCAGAAGGACTTTACTTGATATGTGTCAACACCATTAACTACGAAGTCAATTTTTTCATCGTGTTGAGTTTGTTTATCTTGAGGGATAGTAATGTTTTCCTTTCCAACAATTGTACCAACATTTGCTTGTGCAATTAATTCAGCAGTAATACCAGGAACAGTATTCTCAAAACCACCACGAATGTTAACATCAGACCATTTCATATTTGGTTGTGCAACACCATTAACTTCATTATTTGCCTTTACAAACTTTTCGTATTCGATAAGAGAATTTTCAGACAACAAATCTTGTAATGCAAGTTTCGCAACAATCTGACTCAATCGAGTCATTGCACCTTCGTTTGTTCCATCGTGTCTCATTTTTGTTCTCGCTTTTTTTGTTCTTGTAGCGCCTTAGCTAACCATTCAGCACCTTTAGGACTTTGAACAAATCGTTGAAACATATCCCATGCAGGATATTTGGGTTTGATGTAGTGTGAACAATCTTTCATACAAGTTCTTCCACAATACCTACAACTTCAGAAAGTACAAGTATGATTGAAGCTGCAATTGCATATTGTGATGGTATTCCAAGGAGAAGCAGGTATCCGACAATTCGAATACCTGACTTCACCAATGAAACGACTAAGTGCTTCTTCGGATCAGGGACATAAGACTTAGGAGTTCCAGCCTGTCCAGTTTCGTTAGTCATTTCAATCTCTCCTTATTTGCTATCGTGTTTTTCTTTTCGTTTTGATTTTGGTGATGGGTTCTCTTCGTCGAGAACTTCTTCCATATCCTTCAAGTTTGCTTCAAGAAACTTCGTTGTTGATGCTTCACATTTAATCAAAACATCACTACGAATTGAAGCAAACTCTTCAGTATAGAAATCATCTTGTCGGAAGTTTTCACCGTCGCCAATAACGTACCAGCTTCCCTTCTTTGTAATGATACCTAACTCTAAGGCAACATCAAACAGACCATTGTAAGGGTCCATACCTGTTTCGTATGGTACTTCAATTTTAACTGTTTGATATGGACGAGTGAAACGAGTCTTATATCCTTCAACCTTCAACTCGATTCCAACTGCAACACGCTTAGCACCTTCACCAGCACGTAGCTTTAATTTTGTAAGTAATGCAACGTGTGAAAGAGCGTACTTAATAGCATCTGCAACAATCCATACACCTTCACCATTTAATACATCCTGATTCTTATAAACGTGGGCTGTACAAACGATAGAAATATTGTAGTGTTTGATTGCACGAACGAATGACTTCAACATTGACTTTAACTGCTTGTTGGTTTGACCTTGGTCGCCCTTGGCTATTCCCTTCTCAAAGTTTTCAGCCTCTGTTTCTGTACTCAACATATTTAAGGAATCAATACAAACTAACACCTTTGGTGCTTCTGGATCTCCTGGTTCATATGCTGCTTTGTAAGATTTTAGAAACGAAGATACAACTCGTACGACATCTGGAATAGTATCAACATCAACGTACTTGTAAGCACTTCTTGATGTATCAACTCCAATCTTACCAACGAACTCATTGTCCAATGCATTTTCGCTATCAATTGCAACAATAAATGCACCATTTTTCTGAGCTTCGCGCATTGTATTTGCAAGTAAGAATGACTTACCGCAACCTGATGGACCTACATATGCCGCAACGCGACCTTGTGGAATACCATTTAAGAAGCTACCTGATAGTGTTTTGTTAGCAACATAATTGCCAGTAGAGAACCAGTAAGTTGGTGGCTCTGCAGCCCCATCATCAAGTTCAAGATCCTCGAGATCCTTTTCGAATCCCTTCAAAAAACTTAAATCTGCCATATTTTTCTCCTAATAGGATACGATGGGGAGGAAGCCTCCCCAAGTATCAATGTGGTGTTTAGACCTTGCTCTGGCGACGATTCTTGATCATAGCGAGGATTTCCTCACCATCATCTTCATCGGCAGGTGGTGGGGTTTCAACCTTAGGAGTTGACTTAGCAACTGGTGCTGGAGCGTCATCCTCATCAACTGGAACATGACGTGCTGGTGTTG